AATTTTTGATTGGATTAAATGATATGCTTGATGAGGCTCGAGATTCAGATTTATTAAATACGCGAGACGAGATACTTGGCAGTTTAAATAGATTAAAATATCTTTTAACATTGGGTTAATTTAAATTAGATTTATATTAATATTTAATATATAATTATATTAAATGAAAAAATATTGTACCTCTTGCGGTGGACCAACAGAATATTCTATAAAACCACCATTATTTTGCTCGAATTGTGGTAAATCATATAATAATATATCTGTTTCTAGTAAAGTAGAAGTTAAAAAAATAGAAAGTAAAGTCAAAAATCTAAACATAGAAGCAGATTATGACCACGATGATAATTCTGAAGGTGAAGATTTGAATTATGTACCTAATATATCTAACCTACAAATAGACCTAGATATTCCTAAGAATAAATCTGTAAAATTGGGATCTTTACTTGGTACTAGTGACAATAATGAAGAAAATATTAAATTTAATAACAGAGCGCCAAGCAAAAAGCTTTCAAAAAAGAAAATATTAGAAGATTTTGCAAAAGAAGCGGGATCAATTAAAAGAAGTAAAAAAGGAAAATGAATCTCGAAAAAGCTTCATTTGAAAGCAAGATAGTAGAGATAAATAAAGAAATTGATAAAAGAAAAAACAAATGGTGCCTTACTGCTTTGGCGTGGATGGATTTTAATGACGTAGCTCAAATATTAAGAATACATATTTATAAAAAATGGGATATGTATGATCAAAAACAGCCCTTGGCCCCATGGATTAATAGAATAGCAAGCAATCAAATTAAAAATCTTATTAGAAATACTTATGGAAATTATTCAAGACCCTGTTTAAAATGTGCTGCAGCAGATCAAGAAGATGGTTGTAACATTTATGGAACACAATGCAGTCAGTGTCCTTTGTATGCAAAATGGGAGAAGAGTAAAAAATCAGCATGCAATATTAAGTTGCCAGTAGCTTTAGAAAATCATAGTCAAGAAGTCCATAACATACCACATAACTCCATTAACATAGAAAAGACTGCTGAAAATATACATAAAAAAATGCAACAAATTTTGAAACCCTTAGAATGGAAATTTTATTCTTTACATTTTATAGAACATAAGTCTGAAGAAGATACAGCAAAAATTATGGGGTATAAAACCACAGAAAAAAATAGAAAAATTGGATACAAGCAAGTTAAAAACTTAAAAAAGTTAATCATAACCAAAGTTAAGAAATATTTATACAACGGCGAAATAGACATAGACTAATATGAGTGAAGATATTGCTATCTTAACAGAAGAGCAGCAGTTAAAGATGCTGCAGGAATGGAATAATAGACCAGATAATCCACCTTCATTAAATGAGTTAGTTAAATTAGCTTTTGATAGGGATGACTTAGATGGAAGAAGCAAAGAAGGGAAAGCTGTTAAGAATTTTCTTGCTTCTAGAAAAATCAAACCAAGGAAAAGCCATGAGTATCAGGCTAAGGGACTTATAGAGCTAACAGAAGATCAAAAAGAATACATTAGTAATAATTGTGCAACTATGACTGGAATTGAGATAGCTAAAATATTATTTAAAAATGAATCACTTACAAATTTAAGTCAAGAAACTAGAACTATTCTGGATTACATGAAAAGTATCCCAAGTAATATTAGATATCTTAACGATAGTAACGACAGCATAAGCACAGAAGCTTATAAAGCTCCAAGGAGCGAAGAAAGAACTATTGTTAAAATTAATAAATATATATTAGATGGAATTAACAAAGAAAAAATTACCCCAAAGCAAAAGAAAGAAGTCAATGCTTTAATTGGCTATATGAATACTTATAGATTCACGCATCAAATCAATCTTTATAGTGATGAAAATGATAGAGATCTTTTTGAAAGTAGTTTTCTAAGATATACCTATGACAAAAGTGATTTAACTCAAGAAGAGGTTGATCAGTATATTGTTCTCGCCACAGAAGTAGTTATATCGTCCACAATTCAACAAACTATTACAGCTTTGCAAAATCAAATAGATTTAGCGACTCAAGAAGATGGAAGAATTCCAATGGCAATTGTAGAAGCCAGTAGCACAGCACGAAAAGAATACAATGATTGCGTAAATCGTCAACAAAAACTATTAAATGATTTAAAAGTTAAAAGAAGTGACAGACTAAGCAAGCAGATAAAAGATAATGCTAGTATATTGAATCTTGTAGAAATGTGGAAGCAAGAAGAGTCTAGAAAGAAATTATTAAAGATGGCAGAGCTAAGAAGAGCCATTGTTAAAACAGAGATAAATAGACTTGATTCTATGGACGAATTAAAATGTAAAATTTTAGGAATATCTGAAGAAGATATTTTAAACGGATAAAATTATGTCAGTTATTTGCAAAGTAGATGGAAAAGAATTCCCAAACGAAAAATCTTTACATATGTCTTTAAAAGGGTACAAGCTTAATAAAGCTAAATACTATCAAACGTATTTTGAAAGACGAGACCTTTTAACAAATGAACTGATTAATTTTAAAACCAAAGAGCAGTATTTAAGTAGCGATTTTAATGATAAAAATAATATGAAAAAATGGCTTAAACAACAGCCAATTGAAAAAGCCCAAGAATATTGTAAATCATTAATCCTCAAAAGAAAACAAGATAAAAATCTATTATATAGTCCTTCTCAGGTAGAACTAAGAACTATAATGTGTCCATCAATTATATTTTATAACAAGATATTCAATGATTATTATGATGTTTGCGCCGATCTAGGGTTAAAAAATAAATTTATTCACACTAATAATATAGTTGATCAATTTAAAAATAAATTAAATAAAAAATCAATCATTTATGTTGACACAAGGGAGCAAAGCTGGTTAAAGTTTGATGCAAAATTTGAAATTAAAACATTACCATTTGGAGATTATTCTTGCAGTAATAATAATTGTAAATGCTTTATAGAAAGAAAAAGCCTAAGCGATTTTATTAGTACCTTAAGTGTTAAAAATTTCGATAGATTTAAAAACGAAATAGAACGAGCGAAGAAAAGCGGAGCTTATTTAGTAGTAGTGGTAGAGGAAAAACTATCCAATGCCCTTAGCTTTCAATATCTTCCGCACATTAGTAAAAAAATTAAAGCTACGCCAGAATATATATTCCATAACGTTAGAGAGTTGTTACAAAATTATGATAATTTACAATTTCTTTTTGTGGACGGAAGAGTAGAAATGACTAGGGTAATTGAGTCAATTTTTACATCAAATTGCTTTTACAGGGAAATAGATCTTCAACTTGCTTACGATCTAAAACTTTTATGATATATTCTCCAGATAAATATAAAAAAGAGCAACATGACATTAATAAAGAATTAATGGAACTAAAAGGCATCTTAAATGATAAAGAAGCAAAAATTAGTTTAGCGAAATTCTTGAGAGCGAACTTAGGCTTTACCACAGAACTTATTAGCGGTATAAAATTAGCAGCATATCAAGAAATCCATTTAAAAGCTCTAATGACTAGAAATTTTAATATGTGCGTTTGGGGTAGAGGTTGTGGAAAAAGTTTTGTAGCAGCAGTTTTTTGTTTTCTTCAATGCGTTTTCGAACCCAATACAAAAATTTTAATTGCAGGACCAACCTTTAGAACTGCCAGATTTATATTTAATAATTTAGAAAAAATTGTAAATAGCAAAGGAGCAGAACTTCTTCAACAAGCTTTTGGCTCCAAAAGTAAAAGAAATGATCAATATGAATGGGCTATAAATGGTGGAAGTATAGTCGCAATACCTTTGAATGGAGAAAAAATTCGAGGATTCAGAGCAAATGTACTTGTATTAGATGAGTTTTTACTTCTTTCAGAAGACATTATTAAAACTGTTTTGATGCCATTTTTAGTTGCGCCACAAAACATGAAAGAGAGAATGGAAATTCGAGAAACAGAAGATGCTTTAATAAAAGATGGATTAATGAAAGAAGAAGATAGAATTGTATTTGAAAACAATAGTAAAATGATAGCACTTTCTTCTGCGAGCTATACTTTTGAAAATCTTTATAAAACATATAATGAATGGATAGAAAAAATCAATTGCAAAGAGGAGACAGAGGCATCTTATTTTATTTCTCAATTAAGTTATGAAGCTCTTCCATTAGAAATGATAGATAAGACTATTATTGAAGAAGCTCAAAATGGAGGATCAAGTCATAGTAGCTTTCTAAGAGAATATTGTGCAAGATTTATTGATGGTAGCGATAGTTATTTTAGTGCAAAAAAAATGGAAGATTGTACAATTAAAAATGGAGAAACTCCTCATACTTTAATGAAAGGGATTCCTGGGAAAAAATATATTCTCGGTATTGATCCTAATATGAGCGATAGTCCAAATGCAGATTATTTTGCTATGGCAGTAATGGAAATTGATGAAGAAAATAAAACTGGCGCACTAGTGCATACTTATGCTGGGTTAGGAAATTTAAAAAATCACGTTAATTATTTATATTACATCATGACTAATTTTAATATTGTATTTATGATTTTAGATAATGCTGGCGCAGATGTATTCTTATCCGCCTGTAATCAGTCAGAAATGTTTAAAAAGAATAATTTACTAATTAATAGTTTTGAGTTCAATTCAGATTTAGAAGGATTAGACTATGACCAAGAAGTTAGAAGAGCCAGAAATTTATATAACTTAGAAAATAAAAGAATAGCATTCAATCAAGTTTTTACAAGTAATTTTATTCGAAAAGCAAACGAATATTTACAAGCGTCTATTGATTATAAAAAGATATGGTTTGCGAGCAAAACCTGTGCAAACGATAACTTCTTTGAATCTCAATTTAGCCAAAATATACCTATCGAATTAATGAAAACTGAAGACAAAAAGGATTGGTCAACCTTAGATTTTATTGAAAATCAAGATGATTTTATATACCAAACTAAAAAGCAATGCACTCTTGTAGAGCACTCTTCCACAGCTAGAGGGACTCAGTCTTTTGATTTACCTCAACATTTAAAAAGAAGTTCATCTTCAAATAAAGCAAGAAAAGATAATTATTCTGCACTTTTATTAGCAAATTGGGGCTTAAAGTCCTATTATGATATAATGACCGCTCCAATTGATCAAATATCGAGCACTTTTTCACCTATAATGATCAATTAAGTGTAATATATACGATTTTATGAGTAAAAAGAATAAAAAAATACAAGAAACAAAAGCTTCAATTCAAGAAAATATTCCGTTAATGGTATACGGAAGCGAATCTAATAGTGATAGTAAAAGAGCAAAAATATCAGAAATTAGAGCTTCTACGTCTTCTTTTAGAAGGAACGCTTCGTCAACAATAGAGAGAACTGATCGATTTGCAAATATTGATAAAGGTTTAATTCCTTTTAGATATTCTAATTACGTTAAAAATCTTTCAACTCTAGACATAAGAGATGCGATCATACTATGTCAAAAAGCATATTATAATGTAGCAATTTTCAGAAACACCATAGATTTAATGACCGAATTTTCAAGTAGCCCAATTTATCTTACTGGCGGAAGTCAAAAATCAAGAGAATTTTTTGAGGCATATTTTAAAAAAATTAATTTAGCTAGCTTTCTTGATCAATTTTTTAGGGAATACTACAGAAGTGGAAACGTGTTTGTTTATAGATTTGATACCGTATTGAGTCCAGAGCAATTTTTAAAAGTCACTCAAACTTTTGGATCTAAATTAAAAACTATAGCGGAAGATGGCTCTATTAAATTACCAGCAAGATATGCCATTGTTAATCCTGCAGACATCTATGTTGGCGGAACAGTTAATTATGCTTTTAATGTTTATTATAAATTATTAAGTGATTACGAATTAGAAAGATTAAGAAGCCCAAAAACAGATGAAGATACAGAAGTATACAATTCTTTACCAGCAGATGTTAAAGAAAAAATTAAAAATAAAAATAGTTCTTATATACTTGTCCCATTGGATAAAACAAAATTAGCCGCAGTTTTCTACAAAAAGCAAGATTACGAACCTCTTTCTGTTCCAATGGGATTCCCAGTCCTTGATGATATTAATTGGAAACTTGAAATGAAAAAAATGGATATGGCAGTTACAAGAACCATGCAACAAGCAATTTTATTGGTAACTATGGGCGCAGAACCAGATAAAGGTGGAGTAAATCCAAAAAACTTACAAGCCATGCAATCTTTATTTGAAAATCAAAGTATTGGTAGAGTTCTTATAGCTGATTATACAACCAAGGCTGAGTTTGTGATTCCAGATATAGCCAGTCTTATTGGACCACAAAAATATGAAGTGGTAGATAAAGATATCCAAATTGGTTTAAATAATGTTTTGATTGGAAGTGAAAAATTCGCTAATCAAAGTATCAAAGTTAAAGTTTTTGTAGAAAGATTAAACCAAGGCAGAGAAGTGTTTATTAATGAATTTTTAATTCCAGAAATCAGAAGGATCAGTAAGGATCTTGGTTTTAAAAACTTTCCAGTGCCTAAATTTCAAGATATGAATCTTAAGGATGACACTCAATTATCTAGAGTTTATAATAGACTAATGGAACTTGGAGTGCTTACTCCAGAAGAAGGTATTCAAGCAATTGAAAAAGGCAGATTACCAACTGAAGAAGAGTCTTTAGAATCTCAACAAAAATTTAAAGATTTAAGAGACCAAGGTCTTTATCAACCAATTATAGGTGGATCAGCGCAACAGTCTGGAAGACCAGCTGGAACCACTGGAATTCCACAAAGCACAAAAAATGCATCTCCAATTGGGCAAAAAGGCGCGAAAGTTAAAGCGAATTTCTCATTATCTAAAATTAAAGAAAACATCTTAGCTAGTCAAACCCTTGAAGAAGAAGTTAAATCTGCACTTAGAAAGAAATTTAACGTTAAAAAGCTAACTAATCAACAAAAAGAAGACTCCGAAAGCTTAACTGAAATCATCATAGCTAATGAAATCCCAGAAAACTGGAACTCTAAAATTAAAGATTATATAGACAAACCTTTCGATAAAAACTTCGAACAAGTAAATGCTATACAAGAGTTAGCCTCAGAGCATCAAATAACAAATTATTTAGCCTCTTTATTATATTATAGCAAAGTTTAATTTTCCGTGTAATAAAGTTGTATGCGTACATTTAATGGATTGCAAGTATTTACAGCCCAATTAACCCAGTCGGGTCAATTAGATACTAGATATGTTAGAATTAGCGGCGACGCTTACGAAAATAAAAATCTTTACACAAATTACGCTTTATACAAAAATCAAAATTTTACTATTGATAGCTCATTAACAGTTTTTACTTCTGATGATTCTAAACAATATACTGGATATTTACCAGACATTATTGATACTCAAACACTAACAATTAAAAATATTTCTTCTACCAATCAACCTCTTTTTATTACTGGATATAATGGCCAAAAATTTGACAATGCAGATTCTACTGTAAGTTTAACTGCTCCAGTAGCCTTAAAAATAGTAGGAATAAAAAATAACAATTATACTGGATGGATAAGTGTAACAGCAACAGCTGGAATATCATTAATATGAGTCAATTAAATACAATTTATTATAATGATCCAAATAGACAGTTAGTAGTCAATAATAATACTAATGAATTGGTTATCTCTGGGTATAGACTAATTTTAGATCAAACATTAAATAGAGATGTGAATTTGGTTAGTTCTCCTGTATCGACAACATCTCCAGGCACAAAAGGAAGTTTAGCTTTTGATAAACAATATGTTTATTACTGTATTGACCAAAATACATGGGCTAGAAGTCCTCTATCGAGCTGGAGCACTTCAGAAATCAGAAGCACATATTCTGTAAAAAATATGTCCAGCTTACCTCAAGCTTCTAATTGGTGGAATTTTACAACAAACTCAAATGCAACATATGGCGATTATAATTTCACAAGCATTGGACCAAATACATTTTCATCATCTGGAGCTTATGTAGCTGGTGGAACATCTTCTCTTGTTAATTATAGCTCAAATTTAGTTGAACCAGCGACTTTAAATCAAAATTTTTCTATAAGTTTTGAAACAAAACGTTTGAACATTAATAATGCTTCAAACAGTCAATTTTTACTTGGCAGTCCTTTTGGTCAATTAGGATTTCATTTTGAATATACAAATTCGAACTATACAAATACTGGAGATTATTTGACATTTTCATTTTCAACTCATACTCCATCTACCTACAGTTGGACAAGAGTAAGATCTTTAAGTCCAATAACCGATACTGGTTATCATCAAATAGTAGGAGTAAATAACGCTTTCAATAAAGCGATTACTCTTTATATCGATGGAATACTTCAAGGATCTGGAAAATATACTGCCCCAGGATCTAAGTTTTTTGGATCAGCTTATAAAGGATTCGGAATAGGAGCAAGTCCAAACGGAAGTAATGGGACTCCAGTTGCTAGTACAGAATATAATACTAAAACAATTATTCGAAACTGCGGATTTTGGAAAAATTATTCTTTAACTTCTGGAGATGCTTCAAATTTATATAATACAGGTTCGTTTAGAGTGTTTCCATTCAACTAAAATTCATTTTAAAATATAGTGTAATCCTATTCAAGGATTAAGGTTCATGCCAAAAAATAGGATCATTTACAATACTCAAGGACTATTTGTAGCTCCATATTCTGGAGAGTATTCAAACGGTAACGATTATTATCTTGCTAATTATAAAATTTTAAAAAGACTAGAGAAGATACAAAATTTCAATTATGGAATAAATAGTAATACGGTTGAATTGCATGGAATGGCTTCTAAAAAATATATATTTAGAGGAGTAGCCGCAAATCCGCAAGTAACATTTGATTTTTCTTATATTCCAGATGGAATTACAAATGAGAATAGATTAAATTTTGATGTTAATCATTTTTCTGGAAGATATTTACCAATGTTTTCTGGGTTATGCACAAATAATCTTTTATCTAATAATAAAGACTTTTATCTTGTTATAAATAAAGACGAGAATGATATTAATTCAGAAAATGCAACAGTATCAAGCTCTCTTATTAAGCCAACAACAATCGAAGATGTAATAGATAAAAATAGCAAAAATTACAGTTTGCTTCATTTTCAAAATTGCACTTTAAATACTTATGGTTTTGATGTTTCAGTTGGAAATTTGCCATTAGTTACTCAAAATTATAGTGCAGACAATATCACTTTTTATAATAGCGGTTCTGGAGTAAAGTATACATTCTTAGACTTAAAATCTGGGATTAATCAAACAAATACAGATACAATTATCATTCCAAAAAATTTAAATTATATTCAATCAAATTTGAGTGGAGAAAATATTCTCCTGCCAGGAGATGCAACCGTTACTTTTTATAGAAGTCCAAATAATGGCTCAACTAATATTATTAGTTTAATTCCTGAAAATATAACTACAGTAAATATGAGTAAAGTTGGAAATGTATTTACAAAAATTGCTGGAACTACTTGGGGCGATGCGGAAGCTTATTCTAGCATAGGTTATAATAATAATATGTATCTTGAGGTAAATGCTAATCAAACCACAGCTGGAGCTATGTTTGGTTTAAGTACAAATCCAACTGCAAGCGCTAATTATGACACAATAAATTATGCTTTCCATACGAGTGCAGCTGCAACTTTTAATATTTATGAAACTGGCTCACTTATAACTAGTTTTGGAGCTTATACAACTTCAACAAAATTTAGAATAGAATACGACGGAAAGACTGTTACTTATTTCAAAGATGGAGTTAGTGTCAGATCAGTTGATGTACCAATCCCAAATACAACTTATTATTTTGATTCAAGTTTTAATCAAGTAGGTGGAGCTATAACTGCTAATTATGGAACTCTTAGTAATATTCAATTTTACAATGATACTGTGCAAGGTTTAAATTTTGATTTAAATTTTAATAGAAAAAATTATAAAAGCGTTAATTATAAATTTCCAATTATCAAAAAAATAGAATTTCCAGTTAATGGTAAATTGAATATAAATTTATTAACAAAAGAAAGTTTCCAAGGTTCATTTTTTGATACTTTAAATAGAAATGATAATTATAACATAGTAGTAGATTTTGCTTCAAACAAGAATGACGTTTACCCAACTAAATTCATCTTTAGTGGTTGTAAATTTGATGCTATAGAATATAGCTCAAATATTAATTCTAATAAAATTGCTAATTTGCATTTTAACTTTGACCTTGATACAGATACTGCTAGTTCTAGAGGCATTTACACAAGTGGAAATTTAATATACTCATATATCAATAATCAAAAGAAAGTATTGATATTTTAATTTTTAACACATATAATATAGTGTAATATATTATGAAAGCTATGCTATCTAAAATCTTTTGCCCCAATTGGAGATCTTCCACTTCTGGAGTTACCACAGTAATAGCAATTACTACCGCAATAGCAATTCATTCTGATCCTACCTTGGTAGCATTTCTTCCAGACATAGCAGAAGTTTATATTATTGGAATTTCGAAATTAATTGCTGTTGTTTCTGGTATAGTTTTTGCATTAACAGTAAAAGATGCAGCAGTTACTGGTGGAACAGTAGCTCAAACAATCGAAGCAGAAAAAAGAACTGGAGAAAATATATGAATAAATTACAATTAGCCGCCGTTGCTCTTTTGAGCGTATTTCTTGGAGCTTGTGCTACAACTCAAACTGGTAAAATTGACGCACCAGCAAGTGTTGAAAATGCTCTTCCTTATATTAAACCAGCGGTAATATTAGCTTGCACAGTTGTTCTTGACCAAGCAACTTCTGGAAATGATAGAATTGAAAAAGCTAAGATGATTAATCATGTTGCAGTTATTGTTGAATCTTTAACATTAGGATCTGCTCCAACCCCTGATCAACTTCAAAAAGCTCTTACAGATTATCTTCCTGTTGAAAAAACTCATTGGGTAAATTACGTTAGTGCAATCAAAGATATGTATGCTGTGCAATTTGCTAGAGTTGATGGAAATGGTGCTCTCGCTATTAAAGTATTAAATGCTATTGCATCTGGTTGTAAAGATGCCACAGCAAGTTACGTTGAGTAATATATGCCAACTGGAATAATCCAAGCTTTACTATCAGCAGTATCTGGAATATTCGCAGCGATCAATAATGTGTTCGGAGCAAAGAACACAAAAGAAATGAAAGATCGTCAAGAAGCTCAAAAAGAAGTTGATCATCAAAGTGGAATTGAAAATGCAGTAAAGGACAAAGATCTTGAAGAAGCTCGCAAGCATATTAGCTCTTAATTTTCTTTTTATTGGTTGTGCTACGGTCACCCCTAATAAAATACAAGATGATAAATCTTCTTATGA